AACCGCCGGCTGATCACGACCGGCGGCTTAGGTCTAAATTTAGGTCTAAACTTACTTACCAGTATCCGCTATCGCTCTATTAAGGAGAACGAAAAATGGATGATACTTTCGTAACCCGGTGCCGTTCGTGCGGCGTTCAACTATGGGTGGCAACAGTCTGCGCCTACTGCTCCCTAAGGGGGAAGGTTAAAGAATAAAGTTTTGGCGCAAGATCCTTGTAATTGCCCTAGCGGTAGGATCTTGTCAGTCGGTCGGAGCGCAAGCCGCATACGCACCCAAAGACTTCATCATGCAACCAAAGGTTTATGCGAAGTACGCAGTTTTGGGAAAATGGCACAGCTTACGGCAGGATGTATGCCTTGATGAATTGTGGACACTAGAGAGCCATTGGAACCCAAAGGCCAAGAACAAGCACTCTACGGCGTTCGGTATTCCGCAGTTCCTAGATCAAACATGGGTGGACTATCACTACCCAATCAGACCTAAGTCTGCCTTGACTCAGATTACAGCCGGGCTAGACTACATCTCTGCCCGTTACGGCAACCCTTGTACGGCACTCAAACACGAAAAGCGGGAAGGTTGGTACTAATGGCTATCAAAGCCCAAATCGTGCAAAAGGTGATTAGCCGTGCCAACGGATACTGCGAGACCTGCGGCGGCAACGCCCACGAAAGCATGGCGCTACATCACAGAAAATTAAAATCACGCGGCGGCGAGGACAGCGTATCTAATCTCATTTGGATACATCACGGCTGTCACAACCTCGGCACACACAGTATTCACCTCAACCCTGCGGAAGCGGAGAGAAAAGGTTGGATGGTCGGATCGTGGCAAGAACCGGCGGAAACGCCATTTGTTCAGCCTGACGGCTCGATCGTATTACTAAACGAAGATGGAACTATCCATCACTTAGGGGGCAAAGATGGCAAAGAATAGAATCACAATCCAAGGCCGTATCGGCACAGAACCGGAGCTTAAAGCGGTAGGCGATGAAACTGTCGCTGAGTTCTCACTAGCCTTCACACCTTGGACAAAGGCCAAAGGCGAGGGCGAGACAATTTGGTTCAAGGTCTCATTTTGGAACCGCAACGCTGACATCATCATGGATAACTATTTCAAGGGCGATCTCGTTCAAGTCGAAGGTGTATTTGGCTATCCAAGTTGGGAAAAAGATGGCGTGGTAAAGCACGAACTCAAAATCTTGGGTCAAGAAATCAGCGCTATCCGCTACACCAAGAAGTCCGAGTCTAAGACCGATGAGGTCGCGCCTTGGTAGAAGAAGAATTGTGGGCGGCTGATGAGGTCGCCCATTACCTCGGTATTACGATCAACAACCTCCGACAAATCCAGCACCGGAAGCAACTAATCTGGAAAAAGAGAGTTTGGCGATCAGTTTATTACTCAGCCGATGAAGTTCGCGCCTACGGGGAAAAGCGGAAAAATAAAAAGCACGGGTAGTCTTTCCCCGTGCAAACCGAAGAAGCAACTATCGAGGACATCGATGAGGCAATGGTGTGGATACAGACACTCCTTGCCGACCCTCGTCTGCTTCCACGCCGGCGCAACATTCTGTTAGGGGAACTTGACTCGCTCCTAGATGCGCGATTGGAACTAACAGAAAAGGGGCAGTAAAGTACCCGTATGGAGATCGAACAAGTAGCGTTAGACGCAATCGAGCCTTATCCGCTAAACCCGCGCAAGGGCGACATCAAACTTATTGCTGAGTCTTTACAAGCTTATGGACAATACAAACCGATCACAGTAAACAAGCGCACAAACGAAATCCTCGCCGGCAACCACACATACGCCGCCGCAAAAGAATTGGGTTGGGAAACCATCTCCGTCAATTACATAGATGTAGACGAAAACACCGCCGCAAAGATCGTGCTGATGGACAACAAGACATCAGATGTCGGCAGTTACAACGAAGGCGTGTTGCTCGGACTACTGGACTCGCTGGACAGTTTAAGCGCAACTGGTTATACAGACGGCGACCTAAGTGATTTACAAAAGTTGTACGACAAGCCGGATAACGGAATGACCAATACTAAAATCGGAACATCGCTTACCGATTACGCAGACAGTTACAACAACCGAACATCTCGCATCATCATGCTTGACTACGAAATCAACATTTACAACTGGATTATGGAGCAGGTCACAAAATATAAGACCGACAATGGCCTCACAAATAACTCAGACGCAATTATTGCAATGCTGGAAAGTCAATTCAACGAAGAAGCGCCGGTGGCAGAATGAAAAGTGAATTAGTACCAGTAGATTCAATTAAGACTTACCCAAACAATCCACGCCGGGGTAATGTCAATCTCATCAAAGAGTCGCTAGAAGCTTTTGGGCAATACAAGCCAATCACGGTGAACCTAGCAACCAACCACATTCTCGTAGGCAATCACACTTACCAAGCCGCACTAGAACTCGGCTGGAAAGAGATCGCGGTCACTTATGTCAATGTAAACGAAAAGACTGCGGCAAAGATTGTTCTCATCGACAACCGCGCAACCGATCTCGGCAAGTACGATAATGAAGCGCTGTTGGAATTGCTGGAGATGCTCAACGACCTTGAACACACCGGATACACCGATGACCAGTTTGACGATGTGTTGGCTCGCATAGAAGAAGAAAAGACACCAACATTCGCAGAGAACCCAATGTCGGATTACTCAGAACGCTTCTTGCAAAAGGCAACGCGTATGCTGATGCTCGAATACCCAAATGAGGTATATCTATGGGCAACGGACAAACTCGGAAAATACAGAGCAGAGCGAGGATTGAGCAGCAACGCGGAAGCCGTATTAAAATTGGTTGAAACCGCAACTAATGCAAAGGCTCCGGAATGAAACTAGCAGACTTGCCGGTACACCGCGTCAAACGCGTTATGACCGAAGAAGAAGCAACAAAGATGGTGGGTACTGTCGTGCCTTACCTAGAACCAAACTGTAAAGAAGCCGGTATTTGGATTGACGCAGACACCGAAGAACCAATCATGGCTTATATGCCGATGGAAGAAGAAGTCTCGTACCTACGGCGCTCAGTATTAAATATCAAATATGGCTCAACCAAACGCCAAAGCTTAGGTATCGAGAACCTCAGCCGCACTTTCGGAATGGCACCGCGCAAGGTCTATCAACGCAGAGAGTCCTGCCGACCAACAACACTCGCGCAAGATCAACCTGACGAACACGCAGTTCTGATCGCGTTCGCGGAAAAGTTTGGCAAGATGTTCAAGGAGTTCGCGCCGCACCTATTCCAGCATGACGCTGAGACACTCAAAGAAGCCGGATTAGACAATGAGTGGCGCATGACAGATGACGCGCTATGGACATCGGGAGTGGTCAATAAGTCATCAACCTTGCCTTACCATCGAGACGGATTCAACTTTGCCACTTGGTCAGCCATGCCAGTTATCCGCAGAGATATGGACGGAGGATTGCTTAACTTCCCGGAATACGACATGACTTGCGCTTGCCGTGACGGATGGGTTCTATTCTTTCCCGGCTACAAATATGTTCACGGCGTAACACCTATGAAGCCACGAAGCAAAGACGGCTACCGGTACTCAATCGTCTATTACGCATTACGCGGCATGAAAGACTGTTTCACATTCGCAGTAGAGACAGCCAAGGGAGCAGAGAACCGAACCAAACGCGAAGAACATATGGCGGCTGTTCTCAAAGGTGAAGAGAGTTCAGGGGTATAAATGAAAGTAGCGCTGTTCTACCTACCAAGCGTTAAATACGGCGGATGGCCGACATATACAGCGCACTTGTATCACGGACTTGTAGACGCAGGACACGAAGTAGCCCTGTTCAAGATTGGAAATAAGACGGAGACACGAACTCGCAACTGGGGCAGGGGTATTCAGTATCAGAATGTCTCGCTCGTAAACGCGGTGGAGATCGCCTATGCCGTGCCGTCTATAATTACAGCCACGACCAAAGACTTCGCAATCGAGACAGAAGCATTGGTAGAAGCCGGCGCAAAGGTCATCATCCATGACCCTACGGAGCTTAAAGGTGACATCCCGGCAATCCTAAAGAACGCCAAAGATGTCGTGACGATCAGACCGATCAACAATGAGACTTTGCAGGGGATGGGCATAAACTCCCGATACTTGCCGCACCCATACAAGCGCAACCCATCCAGCCGAAGCAAAAGGCTCAAATGGGCTGGAGCGTTCTCACGCATAGACTGGGACAAGGGAACGCATCACATCATCGAAGCCAATGACAAACTCCCACCGGAGAAGCAAATCAAGATTCACGGAGCCTGTAATACGATGTACGCGTATCACAAACTGCCTGAGGGTTGGGAAAAGCATTACGCGGGAGCATTCCCGGCAGACAACTTATGGGCTGGAAGCCTGATCGCAAGCCGTTACCAATGGGCGGTAGACATGAGTTCAATCTCAGGAGACGGCGGGGGAACGCAATACACATTCCTCGAAGCCGCAGATGCTGGAACAGCCCTAGTCCTGAACAAGAAATGGGTTACGGGTCGCGGTGATGATGAGTTGGAAGGCCAAGCCGTATTCGTTGAGCCGGAAGATTTAGCAGAAGCGATCAAAGAGCCACCAACGATCTTCGCAGATCAAATCCTCGTCAATCATGATGCGGCAACGATAGGACAGCAGACGCTCAACTTGATTTCTTGATTTCTTAAGTTACAGTAAACACATGGCAGGAAAAATCGCACCGGAACCGGAGCAATTAGAGCGCGAAGTCAAGATCATCGAGCTTCGAAGAGCCGGCATGACTTGGGAGAAGGTTGCCGCCAACACGGGCTACGCCGGAGCAAGCGGAGCGTATAAGGCCTACCAGCGAGCCGCAGAGCGCATGGTCAGACCGCACATAGAAGAACTGCGGGATATTGAACTTGACCGGTTAGACCGCTTACAACTGGCAGTTTGGGAAAAAGCCAAGAACGGCGACTACAAGGCGATACAGACTGTCCTGTCAATTCTTGACCGCAGAACACGGATATTAGGACTCGATGCCCCTACGAAGATACAGGCTGAGGTGATTACTTATGACGGGGACACCCTCAACGCTTACACTAACCGACTTATTGAACTTGCCCGATACGCAAATGCGAACGACAATGTTGAGACGATCGCAGTGGGTCAATCACCTAGCGAGACCGGAGCAACTGCCTGATGACGGCGATTGGTCTACTTGGCTGTATTTGGCTGGTCGCGGTGCTGGCAAAACTCGCACGGCGGCTGAATGGCTGGCTTGGCAAGCGACTCGGTACGACAACACCCGGTGGGCAATCGTTGCGCCAACCTTTGGCGATGTCAGAGATGTCTGCGCAGAGGGTGAATCGGGTGTCATCCCAATCCTTCGTTCGTATGGAAGTCTCGATTATTACAATCGTTCAACAGGACTGATACGCCTAAAGAACGGCTCACGAATCAAGTTGTTCTCAGCCGATGAGCCTGACCGCTTGCGTGGTCCTCAACATCACGGGGCTTGGTGCGATGAATTAGCAGCTTGGCGATACCCGGACACATGGGATCAGTTGCAATTCGGTATGCGCTTAGGACAACACCCACGCGTCTTGGTGACGACAACACCCCGCAATGTATCGATCATCAGAACGCTCTCAAAGCGCGAAGATGGGACTGTCAAAGTCGTGCGCGGATCAACCTTTGATAACGCCAAGAACCTAGCACCGCAAGCACTCATCGAGTTACAAGCGCGATACGCCGGCACACGCTTAGGCCGTCAAGAACTGTATGGAGAACTTCTAGAGGACTCAGAGGGCGCACTATGGACGCGAGCGCAGATTGAGGATGCGAGAGTCACCGAAGCGCCAGCGTGCTATCGAATAGTCGTAGCGATTGACCCGGCCGTAACAAGCGGGGAAGATAGCGACATGACCGGAATTGTCGTAGCCGGCGCAACACCGGATGGGCATTACTGGGTGCTGG